GCGCCTGATCCTGCGCGGCGCGGCGCGCCTTGGCCAACGCGGCTTCCCGCCGATCCTTCCAGGCAGCGTCGGCTGCGGCGAAGGGCGCACCGCCCTGCAGACCGTTGTCCGCCTGGTAGTAGGCGATGGCAACGTCGTCGAGATAGCCCTGCAGCTGCTTCTGCAACTGCCGGACGGCACTCTTGCCCTTGGCGAACGGTCCATCCAGACCGGCGCCCGCTTCCAGATCGGCCGCGACGCCCTCGAAGGCCTCGCGGAACTCGGAAAGCTGCTTTTGGACATAGGCGTAGAAGGAACGCGCGGTTTCGACCAGATCGCCGTTTTTCGCCTTGGTCGAGGCAGCGTTGAACTGATTGAACTGCGCCTGAATGTTCTGGAAGTCGGTGCGGAGATTGCCGCTTTCCTCACCCGACAGATAGCGGCGATACCCCTCGTACTGAGGCTGCATCCCCTCCCATTGCCGCTTGGCTTCCTCTTCCTCCTGCTTCTTCTGCTTCTTCTTGCCGAGGACACCGCCCAGCAATCCGGAAATGCCTCCGATCACCGCGCCGACCGGGCCGCCGGACATGAAGCCGCCCAAAGCGCCCTGCAAGCCGCCGCCGAGCGCCGATCCGGACGAATATCCAGCCCCGAACCCGCCGAGACCAGCTGTCAGGCCGCCCAGCGCGCTGAATTCGGGATACTGGATGCCCAGGATCGAGCCGCTACCCGTCAGGCCCCCCACGTTGGGTCGCGGGGTGGGGACTGGTACGCCACCACGACCAACGCCGGCATATCCGCCATCGATTGGTGGCAGTGCGTTGCTGAGACCTCGCTCGACACCGCGTTCCGTGGCGCGCTCATAGGCGCGCGTCGTGGAGGCGTCAGGGCCTCGCGATTGATAGGCCGCGAGGATCGTGTCCGCGTCGACGCGGCGGAAGCCTTCCCATTCGTTCCGCAGCCCGGCGACATTGGCCCCGCGTCGCCCTGCGAGCGTCGTGGCCAGCTTGTCCTGCATCTCGGGAGAGAACAGTTCCGCCCCGGTGAGCTTGAGTTCGTCGCGCAGCCCGCGCAGCGTCTTCTGGACGATCTGATAGGCGCCCAGAGCCGACGAATTATAAACGTTCTCCGGATGCCGGAGCATGGAGGACTGCAGCGCATCGATCTGATTGAGCGACATGCCCGTCAGGTTGCGTTCGCCACCGGTGAACTTCCCGTAGGCGAGCGAGGTGTTGTAGCCGTTCGAGCCCGACGTGCCCTCGGCCTTCCGGATCAGATTGAGGAAGGCGTTGCCGGCCTGCTCGACCGCGCGGCCCGAAGACTGCGGCAGCGTGACCTCGACAGGACCAAGCGGCACGCGCGTGACGGCTCCAACCGGCGCCGAGAACGTCCGCTCCGTGGCCATGTCGCTGCCATAGATCGGCGCCCCACCAGCCATATTGGTGGCCGCACCGAGAGCCTGCGAAAGGCCGGTCGCGTTTTGCCCCCCGTTGCCGAGGATCTTGCCGAAAAGCTGATCGAACCCCTTCGAGGCCATCTGCTGGCCAAGCCGGCCAAACGTGCTGGCGAGCGCGTCGAGGACGCCGCCGCCCGACGAAACGGCATCGAAAAACCCCGATGCCGCTTCCTTCAGGTCCGTGAAGGTCTTCTGCTGCTTGCCGAGCGCATCGTCCATGTCGGAGATTTGCTGGGCATTGCTGACATAGGTGCGCCCCCACTCGCTGTTGAGGTCGATCCCCTGGCGCCGCAGTTCGCTTTCCGCATGAAGCGTGGCAAGAGCTTTGCGGCGAGCGTCATCGTTCTGGCCGATCAGCCCGACTTCGACCTGAAGCCGGCGCAGTTCCTCTTCCTGACCATCGAACAGGCTTTTGCGGGTGCTGACCTCCAGCGTCTTGAGGTCGAGATCACGCGCTTCGGTGAGCGCGCGGACGGCCGCGTCCGACCCTTGGGCGAGTTCGATCTGGCGGGCATATTGCGTGTTGATCGCTGCAACCTGGCCGGCGTAACCGTCCAGACCGGCCTGCGCATAGGCATCCTTTGAGGATCGTAGAGCCTCGGCAGCAGATTCCGCCGCCTCGGCATAGACCATCTGCGAGGCAGCCGCCGCGTCCGCTGCCACCTTCTCCTGATTGATCCCCGGAATGGTGAGGTTCAGCCGCTCGCGCTCGGCCGCAATCCGGGCGCGCTCGGCGACGGTGCGTGCGCCGACCTGCTGAATGTCGAGCTCACGTCCCTTACGGGCGCGCTCGTCCTGCGCATCAAGCTGGCGGAGCGCCTCGTTGTAGCGCTGCACATCCTTGGGGTTGAGCGGCCCCATGGACGTCGCTTTGAACTTTTCGAACGCCTCGTTGATGCGCTGGCGCTCGGTCTTGAGCGTCTCGAGATCGAAGCCGGCACCGCGGAACTTCTCGTAGGCCGTACCGGCCTTCTCCGCGTCGTCCGCCGCCTGCTTCGCGATGCGGAAGTTGGCGAGCGCGTCCTGGAGCACCTTAACTTTGGCTTCCGCTTCGACCGAAGCATCCGTCAGCTTGGTGATTTCTTCAATCGGACCGTAGAGGTAGCGCGGAACCTGACCGGTTGCCTGAAGGCGATCCAGTTCCTGACGAAGTTCGGACGCAGATTTCGTGCCATCGGTGAACTCGGCGACGAGCTTCTGCAGGCTGATCGAGTCAATGCCACCCGTGACCGTCTGAAAGGCATCCCTGCCCCAAGTGATCGGGTTCCAGCCAACCGAGTAGAAGGCGGACCGTCCAATGCCCTTGCGAGCCTGCTCAATGCTCTCGGACTGACGCTGCTGCTCCGCCGCAAGGCGATCCTGAAGTTCCTCAGGCCCCAGCATCAGCTTCCGATTGACGCCCTGCTCGATCGAATCTGCCAAGCCGGCGCTACCGCGCCGAATGTCCCGGAGGGTGTTGGCGAACTTCTCCGCCGACGCGTTCACGCGCTCGATGCGATCCTGAACAGTGGGCCACATGGCGAGGGCGACTGCGCCAGCCGCGCCGAGCACACCAACGGCAACGCCAACCGGGCCGAGCCGCGCGCCAAAGGCGAGGACCGAGTCCCCGATCGCTTTCAGAGCCCCCTTTACGCCTCCGGGCCCGTCGCCAAGCGCTTGCACGACTTGGCCGCCCTGAGTGGCGAGGACTTGGAACGGCGACGAGCCCGACAGGAGCATCGTCGCGGCATCGTTCAGCTGGTACCCAAGATTCTGGACCTGATGGCTCGACAGCCGAGCCTCATCGCCAACGCCGCGCAGGTTGCGTGCCGAGTGATCGAACTCGCGGCGCGCCTTGCTGGTCGCAAGCGCCAGTTCGTCGCTCGTGATCGCTCCACGGCGTGCCATCGCCTGGTAGGATTCGAGCTTTTCGTTCAGCCGGGCATGGGCTGCCGCAAGGGGGTTCAGTTCCTCACGCAGCTGCGCGACGGCACGCGCTTCCTTGTCGGCAGCCTGCGCGCCCGCATCATATTTCCGGGCGATCTTCTCGCGCGCCGCCGCGTAGCCGCCCGCAACCCTGATGCCGGCATTCTCCAGCATCGTGAGTTCGCTGAGTTCACGCGCCATGTTGCGCGCGGAGGCATAGGCGGGGTCGAACGAGGCCCGTAGATTGTCCAGCATCGCCGCATGGCGGGACGCGGCCTGTGCCGCCCTATCCTGCTCGGCGGCCAAGGCCTGCGTTTCGCGCGCGGCCTCGCTGTCGGCCAGCTGGTGGAACCCGTTGATCGCCTTGCGCACGGCGGCCGACATTTCGTCGGTCGAGATCGTGCCTCGACGCGCCATAGCCTCATAGGCGCTGATCTGCTGCAGCATCTTGGCGTAGGCCGCGCCGAGAGGGTTCAATTCCTCGCGCAGCTTTTCGGCCGCGCGAGCCTCCTCCTCGAACACCTGCGCGCTGTCGCGCGCGGAGGACGAGGCCCCGGACCCAACCCCCATGAAGGAGCTGAACTTGTCATGATTGGCGCCGGCCGCCGCCTTGGAATTGGCGGCGTTCTGATCCTCGCGCGCCTGCCGGATCATATCGGCCTGGGCGGCTTTGGCCTTGGCCGCCGCCTGAGCCGTCTCGTCGTATTTCAGGATGATGCGGTCGAGCGCGGCCGCGTAGCCGCCAGCAATCTTGATGCCAGCGCTTTCCAGACGCGCCAGTTCATCCACCTCGCGCGCCATCCGGCGAGAGGCGTCGTAAACGCCATCGTGAGAGGCGCGGAGATCGTCCAGGACCGCGGCGTTGCGGGCAGCGGCCTGCGCGGCCCTCTCCTGTGCAGCCGCCAGCGACTGCGCCTCGCGCGCCGCCTCACGGCCGGCCACGGACGAGGCCTGCATGGTCCGGACATATTGCTCCAGGACGCGATCGGCCTCGGCCTGCGTCGTGATGCCCCTGCGGACGGCCGCGTCCGCGTCCAGCGTGGCCTTCTGGATCTTGTTCATGATCGACACGGTCGGATCGGCGACCGCTCGAAGCTTTTCCCACGCCTTGGCCGCGCCCGTCACCGTGCCGGCAGCCGTCGTCATCGTGGTGGACGTCTGGTCCATCGCGTTGCGTAGGGCGTTGTCGCGATCAAGGAGACGATCAACAGCCGCCTGCGCCACCTTCATGGCGCGATCCCAAGTAGCCGTCCCCTTTTCAGCGCCGCGCGCGTCAACGACCAGTTCGGTGACGATGACGTTGCTCATAGGGGCTCCAGCAGGCGCAAGGGATTAGTCCCCCGGCGCCTCGCCGGAGGTCCGCGTCTCAGATTCGGCATCGCGTTTCGAAACAGCGGCCAGGAACGCTGCGTCGCAGTCTTCGATGACCTCGATTTCCCAAGGGGATAGCGCGCAGCGGGTCAGCCGGGTGAAGGCGTCGATGTCGGGCCATGTGATGGGACTGACGCCGAAGCCACCGGAGGATCGGCGGTTATGAAGGCGAGTGAAGATGTCCCAAAGATACTTTCCCGCCAGCGGAAGCGGGTCGGAATGGAGTTCGGCCTCCAATTCCTCCCGCTTTTCGGGTGTGCGGGCCCGTTTCAACAGACCCTCGATCGTCTCCCGGTGGCTAAAACCTGTTTCCGAGTCGATCAGTCCGAGTTCGAAGTGGCGCTCGGCGAAGCGTCGGACGTCTTCGCGGAGCCCTTCGTAAAAGACCGCTCATCCGTGATGAAATCCACCATCTGGCTGAGGACCCAGGCGAAATCCGGGTTGAGAAGCAGCTTGAACGCGGCGTCATCGTTGAAGGCGATAGGGTCGCCAGCGCCGAGCTTGACCGGCGTCCAGTCGATGATGCGAGCCACAACCCAGGCGACGTTCTCGCGGCGAACGTCGTCAACCTCACGGTCTTCCGGCTTGTATTTGCGGTTATTGGCCTGTGCGGATTCGATCTGACGCTGACGGCGCAGGTTCTCGCGGGTCTTTGCTTCGTTGAAGGCGATGACCTTCGGATGGCTCGGGCCAGCAAAGGTGATGTTCCAGCCGGTGCTGGTCACGCCGCCCGGGGCGAGGATTTCGAGGATCGCCGTGTCGGTCGGGACGAAGGCGGAAAGGTCGATGGCGTTCATGGGTCTGTCCTTTGTCGGAAGGAAATGGATCGGGCGGCGCCGACACGCCGCCCGCTGTCGCGCGCGCTACGAGGGGCCCGTGTGCGGCGGGCATCTGGTGAAGGTCAGTCGGCCGTCGCGGGCCGCGTCTCGACCTTGGTGCCGGTGAGATCGTCCGCTTCGGCGTCGTCGCGCACGGAACCGGTCTCGCTGATCAGGATGGCCGGCAGGTCTTCCGGCCGGCTCGGCCAGGTGATAGCGAGCCCGACCGCACGCGCCGCCGCGAGGGCGTCGGCGAGTGCGCCAGCCGCCTTGCGGACAGCCGCCGCCTTCGGATGCTCGGCATCCGGCTTCTTATCGGCCATGGTGGCCTCCATTCACGGGGTTGAGGATGGCAGGCGCAGGCGCGCCGGCCGGCTCGGCGTCCGCGTCAGGCGGCGGACGTCTGCATTTTGACCATGACGGGGTCGAAGGCCCCGCCACGATCGTCGGTGCCGATCATCATCGACAGCTGCTGCGTGCGCGGCCCGTCGGAGCCAAGTTCCGACTTGGTGGCGTTCGAAAGGGTCAGATTTGGCACGTAGAAGGCGATGAAGTCGCGCGGCTCGCTCTCGTTCTCCGTGAACAGGAGATGCAGCGACATCTGGTCCTCGTTCAGGAAATTCTTCACGCGGCTGACGTCATTGCGCAGCGCGGTCAGCGTGCCCTCGACAGTCGCGAGGTTCGTGAACACATCGGGCGTCACGTTCGATCCGACCACCGGGAAGCCGGCGGCGTTCAGATTGATCGAAAGGGTCGCCTGGCTGATGTCCAAAACATCGCGGTCCCCGAGCCGGATCACCGCTTCCACCGCCGTCATGCCGAGCGAGACGGTCGTGGTCGCCGAGGCGAAATAGGGGGATTCCGCGCCCTCCTTCACCTGCATGTCCTGTCCGACCAGCGAGAACGTGACGGTCGCCATGCCGTTCGGCTGAAGGTTCAACTGCATCTGACCGACGCGCACGCCGGTGAAAAGCTCCGAGCCATCGATGTCGATCTCGGCTTCCTCGACCGCGAACGAGCGGGGCGTGACGCCCTGCAGCAGCTTCTTGGGCCGAGCCAAGCCGACACCGGTCTGGGCCGAGCCCACCGACACGGGCGTCTCGGCCACCGTCATGACCGTCGCCGTCAGGCCGACGACGCGGAAATTGCGGGCGTTGTTGGCCGTGGTGGTGAAGCCCGAGAAGCGAACGACGTCGCCGACGCGCACGCCGTCGCTAATCCACGAGCCGGCCGAGCGCGTGAACGTCTTGGCGGTGGCATCGGCCGTAACCGACAGGCCGGAGAGCGCCAGCGGCGTGTCCCACGTCCCCCGGAACACGGCCGCGAAAAGGTCGTCGAAGGAGCCGAGGCTGAGGTCGGCCGTGTAGCTGCCCGAAACGCTCTTGGAGCCGTGGCGGCCGCGCGTCTGCTGCCCGTCGCGGCGGTTCTCGCCCGATCGGATCGGCTCCTTCGAAAGGGCCACGGAGCCGCTGTTGGCGCGGAAGGATTTGCCGCCCGTGTTGTCGGGCAGCACGCCATAGCTCGCTTCCGGCTTGACGTTCACAAGGATATTTCGGCCGGTCTGATAGCCCACGGCTCGTCTCCAATGTTGGGAAGGCGCCATGCGCCAGGTCAGATGCCCGTCAGCACGCGTCTCGACGGCCGGGCGCGCCGTCCGCCGTCACCCGCGATGCAGGTACTCGAATGGGATGGTCGCGGTGACGCGCCACCAGTTCTTGTCGTCCGTGGCGGGACCGCCACCGTCGATGCGCGGCGCCCAGGAGCGCACGCAGCAGCCGGGCGTGTCCCGGTAGAACTCGGCCGCGCGGAAGATCTCGCCGGCCTCGGTCGCCAGCGCCTTGGCGGGTGCCGCACCGACACCCACCGGAACGAAGACGTGGATGGTGATGAGGCCGAGATATTCCCACAGCTGATCGCCCGGCCGGCCGACGCCGCGCAGGTTGCTTGTGGAGACGCCAGTCTCGAAAAACACCCATGGCTGGAAGTCGCCGTCCGAGTTCGCTTTGTCGATCTCGGGCCCGTTCGGGAGGGCGATGGGCGTGCGGTTCCAATTCGCCTGAAAGCGCGTGAGGATCGCGGCCTCAGCGCCGGCAATGTTCGCCATTATCCGAGTTCCCCGATCCAGAGCGCGGGATAACGGGCGTCGGACTGGTCGAATGCAGCACCGCTGCCCGTGCGAATGGCCCCGCCGTTGGCGCGCCCGTCCGCAATTCCAATCCACGTCCACCCGACATTGGCGATGTTGCCAAAGCGGCGGTGCACGATCCAACTGGCCTGCGCGTAGACCTGATCGGTGCCCGGTACGCGCATCTTCATCGAGCCGTTTTCGATGACGCGCGAATACGGAAGGAAGCTGGAGATATAGATCTCCTCGCCCGCCCGACGCCGGCGCAGGTTCTTCACGGCGCGGCCGCGAATGAACATTGTGTGCGAGTTTCGATAGTCACCGCTCAAGACGGGACTGAGATCGAAGAGCGTTTCCATGGCGAACTGCGCCACCATGTCGAGCCGCTCGTATTCGTATTGAATGACGCCGAAGTCCTTCACCGTCTCCTCGGCCGCGCCCTCTCGCCCGTCCACCCAGCGCCGGAAAGCACCCGGGCGCGGAACGGCGCCCATGATCTTGGCATGCTCGCGCTTGGCCGTCTCGACCAGGGCGCGCTGCGTCGCTTCAAGCGTCGCCGCCCGCGCGATATCGATCGCGGTGCGCACATTCTGCAGCTTCGCCATGGTCAGCCCCGAACCGCAAACTCGTAGGCAATCAGCACGCCGCCGACGCGGCGCGTCTTGTCGTTCGGCGGCCCGACGATCGCGAGCGTCCTGCCGTGCATCATGACGCGGTCGCCCTTCTGGAACGGCGGATCGAAAGTCACGTCTTCCGCCATGACGATCAGCTTCGTGTCGGTCTGCACGATGTCGCCCACGACCTCGTGCGCGTCGAAGGTCGTCACGCGCGCGCGAACGCCGATGTTCCGGCCGGCCGATCCTTCGCCGCGCCGGATCATCACCTGTTCGCCGCTGCGTGCCATCATGCGGCGGTAGGCGCGCAGCATCTGATCGGCCGCGCTCATCAGACGTTCCATCGCCGGAAATCGCGCAGGAGGTCATCAATCATCCGCTTCCTGGCGAGCGCCGTCTGTTCGGGGCTGTTGAAGGCGATGCTGCCGACGTCTTCCGTCGTTTCGCTGCGGATCTGACCGCCCTCGCTGGTGGCATGGAAGCGGTGTCCGATGTCGAGAAGGATGGCCTCGCGGATCGCGGCCGGGACGTCGGCGGCCGTCGGGCCGTAGCCGGCGACATAGGTGACGCGCAACAGCCGGCCGGCCGGGCCGCCGTTCCGGTTGGCGACGACGAACGGGCTGACGACATCCTCGTCGAGGCGGATCGCAGCGGCCGTTTCGGTCCCGTCCAGGTCGAGCCAGAGGCCGGTGGCCGACACGGCATCAGGAAAGCGAAGGCGCAAAGGCGCGCACTCGCCGATCCCGAAATCCTGCCGCCATGTCTGGTGGATCAACGCCCGCCCGAGCCGCCCGCGGTAGCCGTCGAGGCGCTCCACGGCCGCCTGCGCCATGCGCTGAAGGCGCGCATCCTCGCTGCTGCCCGTGATCCGGCACGCGTCGCGCACCTCTTCGATGGTGACGGGCAAGACGGCCGGCGCAACGATGCGGACGGGCGGGCGCATGATCAGCCTTTCGTCTGGGCCGCGAGGCTCCGAGCCACGGCTTCCTCGCCGCTGATCGTCGGATCGTTGAAGTCGATGCGGTTCTGTTCGGCCGTGGTCTTGGCGCGCGGATCGGCATCGACGGCCGGATGCGAGGGGTCGACGTCCGGCACGGTCTGCTCGGGAGCGCCGGACGGCGAGAACGTCTCGGCCGGAGCAATGCCGTTGTCGGCCGCTGCAGGCGTCTCCAGCACGTTATCGCCCTGGTCATTCAGGACGACATGGCCGTCAACGACATGCGCCTCGAGTTCCGTGACCGAATTGTCCGAAGTCGCGTATGCGAGATGCGGCGCTTCGCCGGTATCGACCGTCTCGCTGTCACCCGCTGGCGCGTCCGACTGCGTCCCGGCCGTGGTGGTGCCTTCACCGGCCGGCGGGGCCGCCTCACCCGTTTCGGTTTCCGTCTCCGTCTCGGTCTGCGTCTTCTTGCTGCCCATGGTTGGGGCCTTTCACGAAAAAGGCCGGCGCATCGGCGCCGGCCTGTTGCAGGGAACCCGACCGACGCCCTTAGGCGGCGACCTTGAGCGCGCGCATGGGCTCGGGATTGTAGACCCCGCCGCCGACGCGCTTGACGGTGTAGAAGTGGACGTAGGGCTTGTTGGTGAAGGGGTCGCGGAGCACGGCGATGCCGACGCGATCGATCACCATGTAGGTCGCTTCCATGTCGCCATAGAGCGCGCAGATGTTGCCCGCCGCGACCGTCGGCATGTCCGGCAGTTCGACGATGGGCGCGCCGTTCAGGGTCTGGGGCTCGCCCAGATTATAGGACGGCTGCCAGATGTAATTGCCGCCCGCATCCTTGAACTTGCGCGCCTGACCGACCGACAGGCGGTTCATGTAGAGCTTGGCGTTGGCGGCGAACTCGGATGGCAGACCGTACATGAGGTCAATCATGCCGTCAGTCGTCAACTCGGCCGCCTTGCCGGTATTCTGGACCTGAATGGCGCCCCAGGGATGGCGCGAAGCGTTCGCCCCGCCCGTGACATAGGTCAGGACGCCATAGGGCTTGTTGGCGCCGTCGCCGGCCAGGAAGGCGATCCCCTCTTGGCGGGCGAACTCGGTATCGACCTCGTCCGCCAGCCACTGCTCGAGATTGAGGGCGGCATCGTCCAGCAGCTGCTGCGAGATGGCCGGGTTGGCGTAGAGTTCGCCCGGCGTGAAGTCGAGGGTGCCGATGCCGGGCGTGCTGGTGGCAGGACGGGACGCCGTTTCGCCGACCCAGCCCGATCCAACATTGCGGTCGGAGAAGAGCTTCTTGAAGCCGGCCACCGAGATGGAGATGACGCGCGCGTTCTCGCGCAGCTTGGAGATGCGCTTGAGCTTGGCGGTGATGGTGCGATCCCATTCGATCGGCGCCAGATAGCCACCGTTCGCGTCGGTGCCCTTGTCCATGGCCGCCGACACCTGACCCTTGCGCATGTGAGCCTTGAAGGCGGCCACATATTCGGGGTCGGAGGCGGGCAGGTCGCCCACGACGCCACCACCGAGGGCGGCGGCGGCCAGCTTCACCGTCAGGTCGTCGAGCGAAGCCTGGAAGTTGCTGACGGCGGTGTTGATGCGGTCCACCTTCTCGGAAAGGACCACGTCCGCCTTGCCCTTCAGGGCTTCGTCGTTGGCGGCCTTGAAGGCTTCGAACGCCGAGAGAAGTTCGGCGCACATGACGCGCGGATCTTTGGTGTCGGCGCGAATGCCGATCCCGGTGATGGCGCGGGGAATGCGAAGCTCGGGGCGAGACATCGCGAAGACGCCGGCGGCGCCAATGATGGCCGGGCCGAGGGATGGCGCGGCGGCGACCGCCTGGGCCAGATCGCCCATGGCGTAGGCATGAGACATGGAAAAGAGCGCCGCGACGAGGATCGCCGCGAACGTGAACATCCGACGCATCGGGTTCTCCTGAGGTTAGCTGTTCTTGGACACGAGAGAGGCGAGGCGGCCGGACCAATCCGGCACCTCTTCGCCAGCGCCGGGCGTGGCTTCAATGGCAGCGCCCGGCGTGCCCTTGATCTTGTTGATGCGCTCGCGAGCCTGGGCGCGGGTCGCGCCAGCCGCCACGAGCTGCAGTTCCAGAGCGCGAAGGTCGTTGACGTCCTTGTCCTTCGACTTCGCGTCCTCGTCGACTTTCATGGCATCGGCTGCAAGGAGAGCGTTGGCAAAGCCGCGCTCGATCGCCTGCGTGCCGGACATGTAGGTCTCGGCATCCATCCACTTCGCGATGTCCTCAACGCTCTGGCCGGTCCGGGCAGCGTAGAGGTCCACCATCGCCTGATCGAACGGCTGCAGCCATTCGCTGGTCTCGCGCATGTCGTGCCGGTTGCCCATCGCGTAGACCCAGCAATAGCGGGGCTGCTTTTTCAATGGCTTAGGGGCTCTTGCGTCACCCTTGCGTCAATGAACCGTCGATTTGGCTCGCGCCTTGCGTCAGAAGCGCTCCGTCGAGCATCGGCCCGGCAGTCCGAAGACCCATGCTCATGCGCTCGAAAGCCAGATGATGGGCGGCGCGGTCGCTGACCGGATGCGCGTAGGTCTGCAAGGTCATATCGAACTTTTCGTGGCCCATCAGTTGGGCCACATCCATCAGCGAAAGGCCGTTCTCGATCCACCACGAGGCCGCGAAATGCCGCAAGGCGTGGAAGTGATAGGATTGGCCTTCATCAGCGATGCCGGCCCGCTTCAAGAGCGCCGTCCACATCTCCTGTAGGTTATCGCCCATGACGCGACCGCCTTGAACGGTGCGGAACACGATCTGCCGATCGTTGTGTTGATACCAACGCTCCAACCACGTCTTCAATGCTTGAGCGACATGGGCCGGCATAGGCACATCCCGCGTTCCGGCAGCCGTCTTCGGGCCCTTCAGTTCGTCCCACTGGGTCAGGCTATGGCGCACGCGGATCATGCGCCGGTCGAAGTCGATCAATGGAACCGTAAGCCCGACTATCTCGCCAAATCTCAGCCCGCAGGTGGCCGCGAGGTAGACGAAACAGCGCATCATGGAGTCGTTCCGCCATTTGTGCGCGGCGCGGGTCTCCACGACGCCCAAAAGGTGCTGAATCTGGTTTGCCGTGAAGGTGCGGACCTTCGCCCGGGCGATCCCTCGCATCGCCTCGACCGCGTGATCAGACACGCGCTTTCGCAGCCGGCCGTGAGCCATGGCGAACTTCTCGACCAGCCGGAACGTACTGAGGCGGTCGCGGGCGGTGCGCGGATTGAGACCGTCGAGCCGAACCATTTCACGCGTCCATTGCTCGACGCGGACCGGCTTGAGCTCCGTCCACTTCATCGCCCCAAGGTGCGGGATGATGCTCCGATCGATGTGCAGGGCAACGCTCACTTCGCGGTTGCGCCCGATCGCGCCCATCCGTCGGCGGTCCTCCATGTGGCGCACGAAGTCCTCGCAGGACGCCTCCACCGTCTGCGTGTCCGCGTCGGCCACGAAGGTCCCATCTTCCGCTTCGCGCTCCACCTTTCGCTTGAAAGCGTCCGCATCCTTCTTCTTGTCGAACTGCTTCGATCTTCTGACGCCTTTCTCGTCCACAAAGCGAACCGCCCAGGCGGTCTTGGTCTCTCCGTTATAGGTCCACTCGCGCTTCGAAACGCTCGCCATTGTCTCTCTCCGATTTCGTGAAAGGGAGACCGGCCGGCACGAGGCCGGCCGATCGTCGGGTTTCAGAAGTGCGAGACTTCTTCGAGTTGCGCCTCTTCGCGTTCGTCGGCGCGCGGGTCGCCGTCATGCCGGCCGATCGCATAGGTGCTCGACCAGCCAAGGCTGGGTTCGCTGTCGGCGTCCGGTTCTAGATCGCAGTCGCCATCCAGTGAATCCAGCCGGTCAATCATGGCGTGGATAGCCGCCACGATCTGACGCCGGCTCGACCGCTCCATGTCGATGAAGATGAGCGTCATCGCGAGCCCTCCCCTTCGTTCGTGCGAATGCGCGAATAGTCGAGAAGGTCGAGTTGCTTTCGAGCTTCCGTCATCGACGGCGTGACAGGCAGGCCCAGCTTGAACCAAAGCTCGCCAGCCGCGCGCGTCCCGAACACCTGCCGCGCTTCCGAAACGAGGCGGACGCGCGGCCCGTCAGGCTCGTGCGGCTGGTCGCCCGAAGGAATTTCCACCGGAGGCGCGCCGGCCGGCCGATGGAAGTGGCGGGTGAGCACCTGGTAGCATTCGCGCTGGTAGAGGATGACGCGCTCCCGCACCCCCTCGTCCTTGATGCGGCTGGCGTCGATCGTGAACAGCCATCCGTTGACGAGCTCGAGCTTGAGGCAGGTCGTCTCCTGAACGCCTCCCTTCGCCAAAGGGGCGGGTATGATACACGCCCCTTCGGACAGGATGGGATCGCGGCGGATGCGCTGGCGCTGTGCATTCCAATCCACGCCCATCGCATCCACGATGGGTTTGACGGCCACGAACACGCCATCGTCGTTTTCGAAGCTGTAGAGATCCGTTCCGCGGAAGTTCACCGTGACGAGACGCGAGGTCATGCCGCACCTCCGTGCTCGGCTTGGTAAGCCTCCATCCAAGCCAGCATCTGGCGAAGCTCTTCGGGCGATGCACGCTCGAACAGCTCCATCATCCTGGCGTAGTATTTGATCGTTCGGCAGCGATGCCGCGTCTCGTCGCTGTAGGTGGCCAAACGGTGCGCCAAGTCGGCGGGCCACCGTTCGGGCGCGGCCGAAGGATCGAGCGCGCCGACACGTGCGAGCGCGGGCAGAGACGCTATGACCGCGCCGGCCGTGAGGAAGCGAAGTGTCTGGCGTCGAGATATGGCTTTCATGCCGCCGCCCTCCGCCGCGCTTCGTTATCCGCTCGAAGCGCCCCTTCGAATTCTTCCTGCATTTTCCAGACCGCATCCCGAGCCTGGAGAACCGTTTCGAGAAGCACCCTCTTGTTCACCTCATCGAGCGCAACGTCGCCCGCGTCCGTGAGATGGGCTTCGGCAACGGAGGCGGCGATTTCGATTTGGGTGCCGCATTTCACCACGGCGTCTTCGACATCGCGGAAGCTCGACCGCGCGGCCTCAGGGGGCGAAGGCTTCGCTTCCGGCTGCTGGTCAGCCTCGATCGCGGCGTAAAAGGCATCCCGATGCCGGCGAGCCGCTTCGGTCGCATCGAGCGCAGCTTCCGACAGCGCGGCGATTTCATGTTCGGAAATCCCGGCGCGATGCCCCCGGCCGGTTTCAAAGAGAAGCCGAACCACCATCAGAAGGATTTCCGACCGAAGATGGCAGGTCGTCAGGCTGTCTTCTAGGTCGGAGATGCGGGAGAATGGAACGGTCCTCACGACGCCACCCCGCCAAGACAGAGGGACAGGAGGCCGGCCGAGACCGCGCCCGTCACTGCGCCGGCCGCAAGGGCGAGCACATAAGCGCGGTTGAGCCTCTGCCGGATCGCGTGCGTCTCGTCTCGCAGGAAGTCGATTTCCCACATCTGCGCCGCGAGCATGGCCCGCGCTTCGGTGAGCCCCGATGCGAGACCGACCATGGTTGCCGGAGTCGGGCTGACGGAGGGCTCGCAGTAGGTCTGACGGATTTCGGGCTGGGTCATCCTTATGCCCTCCCCCCACGAACGCCGGCAGGGATGGAGCGCCCGCCCACCGCCATTTCCTCGATCCATTGATCGAGGTCAGCTATGCGAGCGCACACCGTATCGCCGATCCGGAACGTCGGGATTTCCCCCGTGGCGATCCTGTGGCTCGTCTGACTCGGCTTCATGCTCAGGTAGCTCGCGATCGGCTTCGTCCCGTAGAGAAGGCCGGCCGAAGGCGTCTTGGCCCGGTGTTCGGCTTCCAGAACCGCAATCTGCCGTTTCACCTCCTTCCGCGAACTGCGTTGCGCCTCCCCTTCCAGCGCGGCCAGCCGTTCATCCATCTGGCTGATAAGCTCGGCTTGATTTTGGGTCTCGATGAAGCCGCCTGCTGCCGCGCGCTCTTCCTGTTGGCGGCGGAATTCCGCGAAGACGCGAATGATACGCGTCCGTGCGTGATTGGCGACGTTACCGGAGATGCAGTTGCAAACGGCCAAGGCTTGAAGCTCTGTGAGCCAGTATGACCGTGCCGGCCGGCCGAGTTGCAATTTAGCACCGGGAATGTCCACCCCACGGAGCCGGCCGAGACCGGACAGCAAGGACCGATGCGACTGGACGAGGGCGCGCACGGCACCTTCATGAACAAGACCCAGCTGCGTGCTAAGGCGCGCGTCGAAGATCCGCCCCTCTGCGCCGAACTCCGTGCTGATGTCGCTCACCATCAGTTGCACCGTGCTCGGCAGATAGCCGCTCTTGTAAATGGAGCGGATGTGCGGAGCCGCGCCGATCAGTGCAACGCGCTGGCGCAGTTCCGCGACTTCGGCGGCAAGATGCGCCAGCGTCTGGCGCGCCTCGTCCTCGACCGGCAACAGACCGCGCCGGTAGGCGAGGAACACGTCGATCATCTGCTTTCGGACGGCAGCGGCGGCCGGCGTGCGCGAAAGGGCGCAAATGACGAGCGCCTGGCCCTCGTTCAGCCAGTATTCCTTGCCGGGCCGGCCGCGTCCCGTATTTTCCGACTGGCAATCGGAAATTCCGCCGTGGCTCTCGAGCTCAGGACGGTTACGCTCAATAAGGCGACGGATCGAATGAGCATCCGTCATGCCAAGCATTTGAGCTAGGCGAAGGTCTTGGACGCGGGGTTCGCCAGTTCGATCATCCAGTTGGTCGGGTGTGAGGGATGCACTGGCGTCACGCACCAGCGCGAGATGGGATTTCGTCATGGGATTCGGTCTCTGTAGGGACCGGCTTCTCAGGGCCGGGGTTTTCCCCGCCATGGGGAAAACCTACGCCAGCATCGGGCTGGCGCCGGGAGGCTGAGAACACGTCACAGAGAACGTGCCCGACCGCCTTCCCCCCGAAAGGGTCTTGTATAGCGGCCGGACTCCCGGCATAACTTAGCCGTTCGCGCCCGGCTTGGCGGCCGGCACGTTCGTCTCGCAGGTTGAACTTTGGCGAGTTCACTTCTGCGCTCTGTGGCTGACAGGCCAGACCTTGGCGGGTCCCCTGTCGGGAGTTCTCAGGCTCCACAGACATGAATGCCTCACATCCCCGGCCGGTTCAACCTCCCCTCCCTTCGGGGGCGCTTTGGCGCGTGTCGGGTTTCCGGGTTGCCCGCTCAATATTGTCCGTACAATAAACCTTGCCAAGCCGATTAAGTGTCGGTACGGTAATTCACATGGATATCACCTTCGATCCCTCCAAGCGCGAAAAGACCCTTGCCGAACGCGGCCTCGATTTCGCGCAGGCGGGCGAGGTCTTCGCCGGTGCCACCTTCGACCAGGAGGATGACCGCTTCGAGTACGGTGAAACCCGCATCATCACCGTTGGGTATATGGGCGGTCGGATGGTGGTTCTGGTCTGGACGGCGCGCGGCGACGCCCGTCACATCATCTCCATGAGGAAAGCCAATGACCGAGAACAAAAACGCTACGCAGCCCACTTGGGTTGATCCCGACGACGCCCCGGAGTTGACCGACGAGTGGTTCGACCGGGCCGATCTGCACGAAAACGGCGTGCTGGTCCGACGCGGCCGGCCGCCCGTCGAGAACCCGAAAGAGAAGGTCACGCTTCGCCTGGACCACGATATCGCCACGGCGCTGCGCGCCAGCGGCAAGGGCTGGCAGACCCGCGTGAATGACGCCCTTCGGGAGTGGATTTCTAAGCAGTAGCCCTACGCGGACTGCGCGGCGCGTGTTAGAACGGAACGGCAACAAAAACCGTAAAGCCGGCCTGTTGGTTGATGCACATATGGAAGGGAGAGGTCTGCACGCCTCTCCCTTATCCGCACTACTTCCCCAATCTCGGATGAGTTTTTTCCTCTTACCCGAGTGATCGAACGTGGAAACGCTCCGCCCCACCAAGCACGTGATTTTTTGCAGCTACTCAGCCAACCATCAGTGCTAAAGACACTGCAGACAAACAGGATGGGTGGTGGACATGGTGGACGAGTTAAAATTCGGCAACGAGATCATGACCGATGCGGTGGATTTCTCATTTGGCGAACTATTGAATCTTCACCGTGACGCAGAGATTATCATACGACCAGAATACCAACGACTTTTCCGGTGGAGCAATGAACAAAGATCTAGGTTGATCGAGTCTGTACTTTTGCGCCTACCGATACCGCCTATATTCCTAGTTGAAAACGATTCCAACGTACTGGAACTGATTGACGGACTTCAAAGAACAAGCTCTGTCCTGCAATTCTTGGACCATGGCGCAATTGGACAGCCAGAATTGGTATTGACTGGATGCGATATAATCAAATCTCTGAACGGCTTGACTTTCAATACTTTATCGACAGTCCTCAAGCTCAAAATTAAACGAACGCCAATCCGCGCCATAATCATAAGAAAAACTGGCGATCAGTTCGTCAAGTATGAGATGTTCAAGCGCCTGAACACGGGAGGCTCTCTCCTATCGCCCCAAGAGATAAGAAATTGCTCCTCTCGAATGATCGAAGGCGGAGAACAGTTTTATCAAATACTCCAAGAATTAGCCTCATACCAATCATTCAGTGATGCAATCGGCCGCCTTCCCGAAACAAACAAAGACCAAAGGGGAGACGAAGAGCTAGTTCTTCGTTTTTTTGCAGTTCGCAACTTTAAGTCCGGCTTCAAGGGTAACATTGAAGAGTGGCTAAACTCTTACATGGAATTTATCTTACTTAAGAAAAGCCCCTTCGACGTTGCAGAGCAGAAAGCACATTTCAAAAGCGTTTTTAATTTCATATATAATACTTTTACCAACGGTGCATTCTCACGCTACAACAACCATCGAGAACCAACAGGGCGCCTAGCACCTGCCTATTTCGAGGCTGTCGTAGGCGCCGTCGATCTGCACCTGAGCGAACTAGCCCTTATACCGAGCGAAACGCTTCGCAACCGCTTGATTGAAGCATTCAAGTCAGTAGAATTCATCGAGTCGACGGGTCCTGGCGCAAACTCCATCTCGAAATTTAACCGCCGCATCGATGTCATCAGCAAGCATCTGCTCGCACATGACGATCATTGATGAACTTACTGCTGATTTGGATTGGCGCGAGACCGAACTCGCGCTTATGAAGGTTTTCCTTCAACGCCAAGATTTTTCACCAAAGCAACACGAAGTTTTAACTAGAGCGGCGTGGAGCCTTCTTTATTCACACTACGAGGGATTCTGCAAGTTTGCCCTAACTTTATACTTCGAACAAATCGCCAATGCACAAAAAAGCTGCATCGTACTACCTGCTAAAACCAAGATTTTTGCCATGACAAAGGAGATAAAAAGGCTTAAAAATCTTCCTGCAGAGGATTTCATCAATTCGTTAGAACAATTTGCCAACGGCCCAATCGCTTGCGCCCCCGAGTTTCCTGACGTCGATACCAAATCGAATCTTTGGCCGAATGTTCTAGAAGAACTGCTCGAGTATGCGGATATCGAATGTCCCGCTGTGGACCATAACCGCCAGCTACTCAAGTCTCTTGTAACGAGCCGAAACGGAATTGCCCATGGTGAAAAAATCTTCGAGGAGATAAAGAAATATCAAGTCATGGAAAATGCTGTCTACCAAGTCCTGTACGAGCTCGCATTTGCTATCGAAACCCGCCTGCAGAACAAACCATTCAAGGCAGAAGATGATGCACAGGGTTGCCTGTTCGATTTTCTCTGATTTTCAGTCGATGATCAACGCCGACGGCGAGCATTGCTTGTCCAGTAGAGCACATCCTGCGATCGATGAACCGGACTTGACGTTACGGTGAGCGTTGCGCCTGACACAGTGTCAGCCTCAATGGAGGTGGATGATGGCCAGGGCGCTGAGCGAGGATCATCGGTGATAAGCTCTGAATGCGTCCCCGGGCGGGAGGTAGGCACGGTAAGTCGCCGTTCGGTTCGCGATCGGCATATCGACGGCGATCCGGCGGGTTAGGGAACCAGGATCGGCCAGCGGACGGCCCGGCCGCTTGGCTGACGGCGCGAGTCGACCCTTGATCCGCATGAGGCCTTCATCGTCGCAATGATCAAAGAGAACGGTTGATGGGCGGTGCGATGCGGTCGCCGCCGTCCTCCCACCCTTCGAACCGACCGAATGCGCCAACTACTTCGCCGCTGCAACCTATGAACCGAATCAAGCCGGATGTGCTTTAGCTCACCTGGCACAACAGAAATTCTGAGCTTCTGTGGCCGCATCAATCCTTACCCGCGCCTGATGAGGCGGCAGAAGGTTTGAAGTCTTTCACTGCCGCGCCGATAGCGCTCAAGATCGATGAGACCGTCGCGGGGTCAGGCGTTCCGGCGTCGGGGGACAAAATGTTCGCCTCGGCAGCCATCAGCGCCTTCACGACGTCGTACTGCTGATCCGGAGTTCCTAGGTCGAGGATGACACGCAGGCCGGCAAATCGAGCCTCCAAAATTGCAAGCTCTCTTGTGAAATATCTCTGCAGTTCGATCGCCCGCTGATAGGCCCTGAAAAACAAAAGCGCTGTGAACTCAGCCAGCAAGATCACGCCGACCCAAGGCGCAGCTTTAGCAAACACCACGATCCAGACAGCGCTCGTGTTTCCCGCCGTTGCGAGTGGTATGATTCGGTCTATGAAACCTCCTTCACCCCATAGGCGAAGACAAGCCAGCCCCAAACCAAATACGCATATCAGGATCGCCGCATTGCGGAAGCGATTGGCAGCGGACTCAGCACGAGAAGCAGGGCCGTCAAGCTTTGTGCGGATCCGGTCAAACGTGTTCTCGATATGCTGCCAGCGCCTCACCTCACGCGCAGAAGAGTCAAGCTGCCTACCAACTGCATCTTGTACCGCTGTCAGCACTCCTGCATCCAGACGTTCTGATAACAGTCTCGCGATCACTTGGCTATTTTCACCAACCGCCCCCGAAATAATCTCGGAAAATTTTTGGTCGATGCGCTTTTCTACTTCGTTCTGTATCCTTCTTTCGGACTGCTCTATCCTCGAAGAAAGGACCCTTTCGTTTTGATCCCGATCAGACGTCCCACGGAATGGCAGCGATCTGAAAAGCATATATAAACTCAAAAAACTCAAAAATATAAGAGATATTATTATAAAATACGGTAAGACGGCCCTAATTGGGACGTTTTGATCTGTTTGTCCAAAAACAATTATTTTTGAACTATTCATAGAATCGAAAAATGCAATGCACGCAGCTAATAAAAAGGCCCCAATCGCTCCGATCAATACACCAGATGCTTTCTTCAAAAAATCCCGCATTTAATTAGGAACCTTCCTGCTAATAATTTGTAGACTGCATATAGCAAAGCTTCGCCCATGTCCCTGCTATTTCTACAGTTTTTCACACATGCTGCTGCCAGCAAGACGTGATCAAAATATACTGCTATGCGCGATTGTTGATATTATTACATTGAATGCACATATGATCAACAACAAGATAGAAATACACGTAGGGAGATTTTAGG